GTTCTCTGTTCCGCATCCCTCGCCTTTCTAGCCCAGTATGCTGAAATCTTCCGGTCAAGAAGCATCAGTTCAATCCGGTCATTGAGAGCCAAGTCAAAGATGGCTTTCATGACCATGATTGAACCAATCGTTCCAAGTCCAAAGAGAATGGAATGCGCTAGAGGCCCATACGGGAAACTTGTCCCGTATTGTGCATAGAAGAATACATTCGCTCCACTGAGTGTCCCCACAAAGAGGATAGTCATGACTAGCCTAGTGTCTTGGTTCAAAACCGCCATAGGTATAACCTCAAGCGAACTCAATGGAAACTGCTGAATCTCCACCAGCGGCTACTTCTTCAAAGTAAATACCGTCTTTGCACATCACGCCATGCATGTCAAACTCAATGGTTTGATTTGCGGCCAGCACAAGTCTAGCAACTTCTTTGCCACTGCTGGAGGTTCCATCGTAGATTTTCACGGTAACGGGACTTGCCCCACCAACCTCACAAGCATGAATGCTCATGAGCAAGGCATGTCCTTTTGTAACGACTGCGCTAGCAGTCAATACTCCGCTTGTTCTACAACCAGCAAACCCCATACAAAGTTCCCCTGTTTATTCCGTTGAGCGTCCACCTATTTAATTCGTCTTCCAAAACACCGGCTAGAAAGATTCACTCTTTCTTGGCCTTGGAGGTCTTGGTAGGCGTCTTAGCAGTAGTCTTCTTGGCTCTCGTCTTAGGGATGAAGAGGGCAACCGCATCCTTAGGCGAAAGAATTTCTTCTTCCACTTGCCTGTTAATGGATGCAATCTTGTCCTCACTCAGCCCTTTGAAGAAAGCCTCGTCTTCCTTGGTGAAGGAGAAGAGAAGGTCACTGTGACTCAGAGCGGAGATAGCCCACTCATTCGGCACTTCCACCTTTTCCCCTTTCACCAAGGAAACCTCGGTAAAGTAGACCTTGCACTTGAATCTTCGGAGCGTAGACGATTCTGCGATTTCCATGTAAGCCATGCAATCCCCTCAAAGCGGATTACCAATAGCCATCAACACATAGGTAGCGTCGGGAAGCGTTGGTGTAATCGTAATCGCACCGTTCACTGGAAAGGTTTCCGTGAAGTCAATTCCCATAGTTCCTGCCGTCGCATTTGTAGGAGTAACACTCACAAAATCAGTTTGACTGAAAAGAGTCAACTCCAAAGCCTGCGTTCCCGAACCGTTGAAGGAGGTCAAGGTTCCAAAGATAATGTGCTTGTTACCAAACACAGTCCTAGAAGACTCGCTAAATGATGTTGCTTCGTTAGCCATCTAAGCCACCTCATTGCAGGTTGGTAATCTTACCTTGACCCTTGAAGAAGGAACAACCGACTTCACCGATGGTTCGGTAAAGACCGGTGTTGCCGAGGCGACCCACACCGAATGGGTTGCCGTTGGTGATACCGTCTTCAAGATACTGCGTGGGCTTCATGACAGAGAGCCACAGGTGGTCAGTGTCAAGGAACAACAAGTCAGCAATGCCCGTAACCGTAGAGTGCGTGGTAGAAGCCATGTCCTTCACAGGGATGAGAGGAATGTCGTAGTAGGTAGAAACTCGGAAACCGACTTCTTGACCCTTCACACCACGAACACCGTTCACCGTTGGAACGATTTCCTTTCGGTCCATGAAACGCTCTTGTGCTTGGAGCAGGTCAGCCAAGGCTTGAATGGTGTCGTAGCCAGTCAAGATAACCTTTGGCGAACCGCCCTCAATGCGGAGGTCACGAATCATACTGTTCAAGCGAGTAAGCGTGAGGCTTCGCACATCAGCGGCCACATAGCCGTCGCCGTAGTCAACAGTAGCGTCAAGGAAAGAAGCCGAGGTTCTGTTGGAACCGTAGATGTTGTTAATCATCGTGCCTTGTGCTTCGGAGTAAAGGTTGTCCGTGTCTGCTTGGTCAATCTCAGCGGTAGAGGTAACGACCTTGTAGAGCGAAGTGTAGTTGTCTTCCAAGTTAGCCAAAGCGGTAGGCTCACCGTAGAACTCAAGAGGCATCACAAGCATCTTGTTCTGCATCTCAGCGTGGTGCTTACCCATGTCTTCACGCATTTGCGCTCGGAGGTCGCCAATACCATCGTCAATCTTGGCCATCTCAATAGCGATTTCACTGAACTCAAACTGATGAGAAACCGTCTTAGGCGAAAGGTAGAGTTGAGCGTAGGTAGGGGCAATGGCTTGAAGGCCACCGCTACCAAGGCTTTGGTTCTCCGAAACGCCACCAATCAAGTCAGCAGAGGTCGTAGCGGCACCGATAGCACCGCTCGTTCCAACAGAGAGAGCGGCACTGGAACCACCAGCAGGACGCTCCGACAAAACTCTCCAACCGCTGGAGGTGTAAGGACGCTTTGAGATAACGGAAAGTGCGTTGCACTCTCTGTTAAGCATAGACCAAACCTTTTGGCCATAAACTTGGTTGTAAAGGCTAGCCAAGTAGCCAGTTGGGGCGGATTGTGCGCCATCGTGAGTAGTGTGAACACCACTCAATGCGCCAGCCGCTTTCAACAAATCGTTGCCAGCGTAACCTGCCATGTTCAGTCCGTAACTTTGTGCTTCCAAATCTGCAATCGTGTTAATGTAACCCATATCTAATCACCTCAGTAGTTTCCTCCAACCAGACGGTGAACATCGGCCCAATCCATTGAGGCAATGTCGTCCATTGATGGAATGTTTGCGGTAACTGCTTCTTGAGCCTTCACGATGGCATCCTTTTCAGCAGTCAAAGACTTGCGGAGTTCGCTGAATTCTTCCTTGAGGGAAGCAATCTCCGAAGCGGCATCGTATTGTGCCTTTGCGAGAACATCTTCACGGGTAGCCACTTCTGCGTTGAAGCGAGCCTCAAAGGACTTCTGCAACTCAGCAAAAGCCAACTTCTCAAGTTGTTCAGCACGGAAAGCCTCGTAAGCCTTCTCAATGTTGTCGTTGGAGAGGTTAAGCGAAGAAACTTCTTCGTTACCAAAAGCCTTCACAACAGGCATGTCGCTGGCTTTGGGCTGGCCGTTCTCAATAACCACACGGTCGGCTGGCTCACCGATTTCAACACCAGCACCGTCTTCGGTTGGAACAACTGCTTTTGCCTCACCATCGGAGTAGCCCATAGACTCTTCCTCTTCTTCGGGCATAGCCATGCTCTCCATTTCTTCGTTCATTTCTTCCTTACGAAGAGTGTTGACCTCTTCCATAAGTGCGTCCAGTTCTGCCAATGCTTTTTCCATTTTCGTCATCTTTGTCACCTTTTGTTGTTTCAAAATGTCAAATTTCGCTTCAGGGTTAATTCCTTTCTCACAGATAGTCACTTCATGAAGTTCAAGTTTGCTAATCTCATTGTATTCTCCTAGTTCGGGATGAGATTTCTTAACCTTCTGTAGTGCCTGCCCTCCTATGCTAAACGACCTTAACGACCCTTTGCGAATTCCTCTA